TCAGTTAATCTCGCTGTAAACGCCTACCACGCGCCCCACGGTTCTGATGTCATCCACCCCACACTCAAACGGCACTTTACCACCGGCGACATGTAACTTTTTGCCTGGCAACACGGTTAACTCTCGCAGCGCGATAATCCCTTCAATATCAACCAGCCACTGACCATCAGACAGCGTAGCCTGCTGCTCAACGAAATGCAGCTTCCCTTCAGATTTCACAGCAAAGCCATCGGAGAGCGGTCGGGAGAAGAACTGGTTATCAATCAGCAGTTCGTCTTCACCCGCTAACTGGCCTTCACTTAATGTGAACAACTTGAGTTGTTTTGGCGCATTGGCCGGGGATGCCCCCTCAAATTTGGCCCCCTCTCCGGTCATCAGCCACTTGATGCTGGCCCCGGTTTCGAGTGCGCAATGGACGGCAAAGTCATATGACATGTTGCCGCGTTTGTAGCGGTTTTGCAGAGAGCTGGCAGCGATATCAAAGTGGTTAGCTAATTGAATTTTTTGGGAAAATCCATAAACCTCACAGATGCGGTTCAATAGCTCTTCGTTATTAAAAATAGAGTCGCTGATCATCGGTTAGAATTTTCCTTATTGATTAATGCTAAAATTGGTATTAATATTCCAATATTGGTTGTTCATGATGGCAGATGTTGACAGGTTTAAGGCCATCAATGACAAAAAATTAGCTAACAGCGAATCATGCAATATGGCTTCTGAAATCGCAATCATCAAAGTGCCCGTTCGGATTGTTTACCTGCAACCGTTCGCGATGCCGGAGACGGGATTTGGGCGTATTGCAGGCTGCCTCGCCGTTAGCGATAACTCGTATCTTCCTGTTAAGTCACAGGTTAGCAATAACGGCGATACGAGAGCGGTATCGCGCTCTGTGTCTTCTGCGTGCGCTGTAACGAAGAGCCTCAACGTAAAGTACAGGATTATACCCGTTCTAAGCCTGTCATGGGTACAAAGTTCACTTTATGTGAATTTTGATAACGGCCTCGCTGCAAAAACAGGAGGGATTATGGCTATTCATGCCGTATCTGCCACTGCGCCGCTTCAGGCTGGCGCGCGTCTGGCGGGCCTCAATCATGTGGCTGAACTTCGGGCCAGACATTGGGGAGAGAACTGGAAAGAGGTGGAACGCTTTGTCGCACAGATGCGGGATCAGCGGGACCCACAGCATAAGGAAAATAGCCGGGCGCTGGCGGCAATTTTCTTTCTGGCAAAAATACCTGCGACGCGTCATGAGTTTGAGATAGATACGCTGACGTGCGATGAGAAAAAAGCGCTCATTACGGCGATGAATCATTTTCGTGCGGTGGTGAGCTTATTTCCCAAACGGCTAACTATGCCGCTTTAACCCAACTGAAAAATAAATGGCGTCAACCCGCCGGGCACCCTTTTGCCTGAATTCAGGAGATTACGATATGAGAAATACCGAAACACGAAGCCGTAATACAGATAGCGATGCGCTGACCACCTTGCTGAATGCAGCTAAAAACGAAGTACTTCAGGGCACTGCGCTGGCTGTTTCCATTCGCCTTGAAGCGCTGGCGCTGTATATCACCAGAGAAGGGATGAATGGCAAAGAAGCCGCCGAACTGCTGCGCCGCGAGGCCGCCCGCTTTAAGTCTGACGTTCAGGAGCTGCACTAATGGCTGATGCGATAGATTTAGCACAGCAGCGCGAGCTGGAGGATCGTGAACGCTATATCAACAATGCGCGCAGCCGTATCACGGTGCCTTCACGTTTCCTCTGCGAAGAGTGCGATACGCCCATTCCGCAGGCTCGCCGGATTGCTATTCCCGGCGTGGTGCTGTGTGTGGCCTGTCAGCAAATAGCAGAGCTAAAAAACAAACATTACCGGAGAGGGTAGCGTGGCGATTTCATTCGCTTACCCGTGGAATGCGCCACGACAAGCCATTGCCAGCCCGTATCTGACGCATGACCAGTTGCATCGCCGCGATCGTCTTTTCGCGGCGTTGCTGCGTGCACAGCAGACGCTTGCTCTTCAGCCTGCATGCGTGCGTTTTGAGGTTGAACGTACGCTCACGTTGCTGGAACAAGGCCAGGGCCGTGAACGTGCGAATGCTTTTTTAATCCGCTTTAGTGAAAAAGTGGTGCCTCGTCTTGAACAGGTCAGCAAAAGATACGCATGCGCGGGCGTGAGCCGCACGGTGTCTGCTGCTGTTTTTTCCGGTCATTTTGATACTCAGCTGATGCAGTATATGGCATCGCGAATGGTTAATATGGTCGCCCGATATAACCGGCTGGCGGATCTGTCGCGCGCGGATATCGATCTGCTCGCGGCCGATATCGCGAACTTTATCCGTGCGGAACTGACCGGCATTGAAGAACGTGATGCGAGTGAGTTCAAAACCCTGCACGCCTGGTACCTGCGTGCGGGTTTAATCTCCCTGCAATTTAACGTCACGCCACCGCACTGGGAGCGCGTTACCACGAAATATGTCGCTGAGGATGAACTGGCCCCGGCTATCGCACGCATGTTTAACGATAGCTGGTGGCGAGGGCGTCTGCGCCGCGTTGCCGCACAGTGGCGCGAGCATCTGCAAATCGCGCTGGGCAACGTCAGCAAGAAAAAGCAGGCGTATGCCAGCCAAGGTTGTGTCACCCGCTGGCGTGAACAGAAACGCCGCACTCGTGAATTTCTCAAAGGCCTGGAGCTGGAAGATGAAGACGGTAACCGCATTAGCCTGATTGAAAAACACGATGGCTCTGTGGCTAACCCGGCTGTCCGTCGCTGTGAGCTGATGACCCGTATTCGTGGGTTCGAAAATATCTGCACTGAACTGGGCTATGTTGGTGAGTTTTATACTCTGACCGCGCCGTCGAAATATCACGCCACGACCCGGGTGGGCTATCGAAACAGCAAATGGAACGGTGCCAGCCCTGCAGATACGCAACGCTACCTGACCAGCCTGTGGGCGCGTATTCGCGCAAAACTGCATCGGGAAGCGATCCGCATTTTTGGCATCCGTGTTGCCGAGCCTCATCATGATGGAACCCCGCACTGGCATATGCTGATGTTTATGCTGCCGGAAGACGTTGAGCGCGTGCGCCTTATTCTGCGCGACTACGCATGCCAGGAAGAAAATCACGAGTTACGCAGTGAGAAAGCTCAAAAGGCACGCTTTCATGCTGAGGTGATTGACCCACAGAAGGGCAGCGCTACCGGCTACATTGCAAAATATATTTCCAAAAATATCGACGGTTATGCCCTTGATGGCGAAATCGATAACGACAGCGGTAGCCTGTTAAAAGAGATGGCGCCTGTGGTGTCGGCATGGGCGGCGCACTGGCACATCCGCCAGTTTCAATTTGTGGGCGGCGCACCGGTGACGGTCTATCGCGAGTTGCGTCGTCTTGCGGATGCCGATGCCGCGCGCGGCCTGAGCGTGGAGTTTGCTGCCGTCCATGATGCGGCGGATGCCGGTGACTGGGCGGGATATGTGAATGCGCAGGGCGGGCCGTTTGTCCGCCGTGATGATTTGCAGGTGCGCACGCTGTATCAACCAAGTGACGACACTAACCAGTACGGCGAAGAAATGGTGCGCATTCGTGGCGTGTACGACTCTGCCGTCGGTGCGGATACGCCGATTTTAACCCGCATCAGAGAGTGGAAAATTGTGCCGAAGCGTGCTGCCGATCTTCAGGACGTTTCAGTATCTTCTTGGAGTTCTGTCATTAACTGTACGGTTCCTGATTTATCAAAACCCCTGAACAGGCGGGAACGACGAGAGCTGACGAAGCGACTCAGAAAGCCAAAACCGATTATCAGACGCGCGTCTGTCCACGGAACGGCGCGGCAAAGTGCCGCCATAGAGCGGATTATTGACGAACTGCAGCTGGCAACCGGGGTAACCCTCAGCCGGGGTGAAGCTCTGCATTTAATGGCCGGGGGAAAAAGCTGCATTAACGGTAAATGGTGCCGGGGTTCTGCGAGCGGCGAAATCTTCCCGGCCGCGCCTTCATATCAGGCTCAGGCTAGGGAAATCCTTAATCGAATTGCGGTCTTAGCGGGCCTGGTGGCCAAAGCTTAGGCTTTAATATTCATCGTTATCATGTACATACCCAATGTCTTATCCTGATTTTTCTTCCCACCTTTTGCTAATACGTGCTACTGTATGTTTATACAGTATCTCGTTGGGGGAGGTTGTGTGGACAGAGAGTTGAGTGAGCAAGTCATGATCGAGCGGGTCGAAATGATCGCGCGCCTGACGACGGAAGGCGTCTGTCAGGAAAGAGATCGTGAAATTGCGTTGAATTTAATTGCGGAGATTGCGAGAGGAAACCTAATGAAAAATAATTCATTTTCTGTCGTTTTCTCAGCAGCCCCTGTTGATGAGCGATTAAAGAGAAGGGGAGAAGTCAGGGTTTGTATTACGTTAGACAATGAACAAAGGATAGAGCAGCCGGTGGTCGACGCATTCCAGTGTGAACTGACCCGCCGCGTACAATCTGTTTTCCCATCGACACGCGTCATCGTCAAAAAAGGCTCAATGACCGGCGTGGAACTGATGGGTTTTGACAGCGATGCCGATCGGGAAGCGCTGGATTCCATTCTTCAGGAAGTCTGGGAAGATGAGAGCTGGCGTTAGCGCCTGAACCCCTTGCAAATAGTGGCCCCATGCTGGATAGCGTGGGGCTTTTTTTTGGGCGAAGAGAAATTCCTGCCGCCTATCCCTCCTGATTTTACCCATTCAGCACCCCTGCGTTGTGCCAGTGAAGGCACGTCCCTGACCAATGGCTGGCAGGCGGTGGAACCGGGATACTGGCTCCAGAATAAACCGCATTGTGGAGCAGAAACGATGAATGTCATCGCACATCAGGGCGACACGCTTGACGCCTTGTGTCAGCGCCATTACGGGCGTACTGAAGGCGTGGTCGAGGCCGTGTTACTGGAAAATCCTGGGCTTGCCGAACTGGGCGTCATTTTGCCGCATGGCACGATGGTGAGTCTGCCGGAGGTGGATGCCGCCCCGATCGCCCAAAGCATCAATTTGTGGGACTGACGGTGGATAAAGTCACGACATTCCTGACCTACTGGATGTCCGTTGTCCTCGCCTATTTCGGCACGCAAACCCCTGAGCGACAGGCGCTTTACGTCGGTATGAGCTGCGCCATTTTCACCGCACTGGTCAACTTCTGGTATCAGCACAAACGCTATCAGTACCTCATTTCCCTGGGGGCTGATGAGGAGAGGAACCGTGAGCTCAATCGTTAAAAAATGCAGCGTCGCTGTCGTGCTGGCGCTGGCTGCGTTACTGCCTGACTTTCGCTTACTGCATACCTCGCCGGATGGGCTTGCCCTGATTGCAGGTCTGGAAGGATGCCGGTTGCGACCTTATCAGTGCAGCGCCGGAGTCTGGACGTCTGGCATTGGTCATACCGCCGGGGTGACGGCGAAGCGGGATATCAACGAACGCGAGGCGGCAGTCAATTTAGTGGCTGACGTACTGAATGTTGAAAAACGGCTCTCGTCCTGCGTGCCGGTTCAAATGCCTCAGCCAGTTTATGACGCGCTGGTGAGCTTTGCCTTTAACGTTGGAACGGGGGCAGCGTGCCGCTCGACGCTTGTCTGGCACCTGAAGCAGCAGCAATGGCAGCAGGCGTGCGATCAGCTGACCCGCTGGGTTTATGTGAATGGTACCCGCAGCGCCGGGCTTGAAAATCGCCGGGAACGCGAGCGGGCTTACTGCCTGAAGGGAGCGAAATGAGAACGCTGATTGCGCTGTTAATTCTGGCGGCAGCAACCCTTGTATGGCTGCGCCATGAGAACGCGACGCTGACCAGCTCGTTCGCTCAGGCGAACAGTGTGGCCACCACGCAAAAACGCACCATCGAAAAACTGCAAACTCAGCTTCAGCGCGCTGAACAGCTAAGCGGTGAAAAAGAGCAGGCGCAGGTTGCCCTGCGAGAGAAGCTCGATTCCGCCAGCGCTCGTGCGCAACACCGGGAGCAAACCATCACGAGGTTACTCAATGAGAATGAACAGCTTCGCCGCTGGTACGGCACTGATTTGCCTGATGCTGTGCGTCGGTTGCACCGCCGGGCCGCCTGTGTCAGCGCCAGTGATTGTTTACAACGCCTGCCCGAAAGTCAGCCTGTGCCCGCTGCCGGGCAGTGATCCATACACTAATGGCGACCTGAGCGCCGATATTCGCCAGCTTGAAAGCGCGCTGGAACGTTGTGCGCTCCAGGTTGAATCCGTCAAATCTTGTCAGGATAACATTGATGCACAAGCTAAAAAGCCTGCGAACCACCCTAACTAATGCCATCCCGGCGCTACAGAGCCACCCGGAGATGCTGCATCTTTCCATGAGTAACGGAAGGATTGTCTCAACGCTTGCGACATCGCTGTCGTTTGAAAATCAGTACACGTTAACCCTGGTTATCACGGGTTTTTCCGGTGATATCGAATCGATTTTCGTGCCGCTTCAGGCGTGGCTGCGGGTTCATCAGGCGGACATTATGACCACCGAAGCCGGGCGTCAAAAAGGCTTCACCTATTTTGCAACGGTTAATGACGACGACAGCCTTGAGCTCAGCATCAGTCTGGCGTTGACCGAGCGCATTCTGGTGAAAGAGCTGGATGATGAACTCCACGCCGAGTACGCCCCGGAACCTCAGCCGCCTGAACCCGTTACCCGGCCAATGCAGCTGTATGTGCACGGCGAACTGGTGAGTGAATGGGATGAATAACATCACGCCTGCGCGCCGGATTTTGCGTTTTTTATCAGGCCAGCGCGGGCTTCATGTTGTGTCATCGGCGGTTAAACCCGGGTTCGTTGCTGCGGCACGCCCTGAACGGCATCCTTCTTAATATGAATACTCTCTTAGCACTTCAAAATATTTCGCGGCAGCTGCGCAATATGATCCGTACAGGCGTCGTGGTCGACGTTGACCTGGCTGGCGGACGATGCCGCGTGCAGGTTGGCGGGATGCTTACCGACTGGATCCAATGGCTCACCCAGCGTGCCGGGCGTTCGCGGACATGGTGGGCACCTTCCGTCGATGAACAGGTTTTGGTGTTGTCTGTTGGTGGTGAGCTGGATACGGCGTTTGTGCTGCCGGGGATTTTCTCCGATGACAGCCCGGCACCGTCGGTTTCTGCGGATGCATGGCATATGACATTTCCTGACGGCGCCATCTTTGAGTATGAACCTGAAACCAGCGCACTGACGGTGAGCGGTATTAAAACCGCCAACGTGACGGCATCTGACTCCATTACTGCCACCGTACCTGTTGTGATGGTGAAAGCCGCAACCAGCGTCACGCTCGATACCCCGCATGTGATTTGCACCAACAAGCTGACCACCGCGACGCTCGAAGTGCAGAACGGCGGAACGATGAAGGGGAATATCGAGCACAGCGGCGGAGCGCTGACATCCAACGGCAAAGTGCTGCATACCCATAAACACCCTGGCGACAGCGGCGGAACAACCGGAGAACCATTATGACAACACGATACATCGGCATGAGCCGGGAGACCGGACGAACCATCACCGATGGCGATCATATTCGCCAGAGCGTCAGCGATATTTTGCGCACGCCGGTCAACTCGCGGGTTATGCGCCGTGACTATGGCTCAGAGCTGTTCTCGCTGCTTGATATGCCGCAGACCGGCGCGCTGACGCTGCAAATGATGAGCGCCTGCTACATGGCTTTGCTGAAGTGGGAGCCGCGTATCAGCATCAGCAGCCTGACGGTGCAACGTCAGTTTGACGGCCAGATGATTGTGGATCTGACCGGAGAGACCAAAGAGAACGGCGAGAGCCTTTCGTTAACAATCCCAGTGAGTTGAATTTATGGCAACGATTGACCTTAGCCAGCTCCCCGCCCCCGACGTGGTGGAGACGCTGGATTTTGAAACTATCCTCGCCGAACGTAAGGCGACGCTGGTGTCGCTCTACCCGGAGGATCAGCAAGACGCCATAGCGCGCACGCTCTCCCTGGAGTCTGAGCCGCTGGTGAAATATCTGGAAGAGAACGCCTACCGTGAGGTGGTCTGGCGTCAGCGAGTAAACGACGCGGCGAAGGCCTGTACGCTGGCCTATTCAGGCAATAACGACCTGGATGTTATCGCCGCGAACAACAACACCGGGCGTTTGACGATCACCCCTGCGGACACGACGACCATCCCACCGACACCTGCTGAGATGGAGTCTGACACGGATTTACGCCTGCGGGCGCAGCAGGCTTTTGAGGGCCTCAGCGTCGCCGGGCCGGTTGGTGCGTATGAATACCACGGGCGCAGTGCGGATGGGCGGGTGGCGGATATTTCTGTCGAAAGCCCGACACCTGCCAGCGTGACGATTTCAGTGCTCTCGCGAGATGGCGACGGTACGGCAAATGCTGAACTGCTGCTTAAAGTTGAGAAAGCGCTGAGTGCTGAAGAGGTGCGCCCGGTCGGTGACCGGGTGACGGTGCAAAGTGCTGAAATTGTGCCGTATCAGATTGATGCCACGCTCTACTTTTACCCCGGCCCGGAAGCCGAGCCTATTCGTCAGGCCGCTGAAGAAAGGCTTAAAACCTATATCAGCTCGCAGCAGCGCTTAGGCCGCGATATCCGTCAGTCAGCGATTTATGCCGTCCTGCACGTTGAAGGCGTACAGCGCGTTGAACTGGCTGCGCCGCTAACTGACATTGTGCTCAGTAAATATCAGGCCTCTTACTGCACTGAGTACACCATCACTGCCGGAGGTACCGATGAGTGATAACCGGCTCTTACCTGTCGGCTCATCGGTGCTGGAAGTCGCTGCGGCAAAAGCGGCCAGCGATATTGAACGCGTGCCGGTGCCGTTACGTACCTTATGGAACTGGCGAACCTGCCCGGCCCGGCTGCTGCCGTATCTGGCATGGGGGCTTTCTGTCGACCGTTGGGATGAGAAATGGTCGGAAGCCACCAAACGTAATGTGATCTCATCATCGTTTTACGTCCATCAGCACAAGGGCACCATCAGCGCATTACGGCGTGTGGTGGAACCTCTTGGATATCTGATTGAAGTGAAGGAGTGGTGGGAACTCAACGAAGAGCCTGGAACCTTTCGGCTGGTGGTTGGCGTCCTTGAAACCGGCATTACCGATGAGATGTATCTGGAGCTGGAACGCCTGATAGAAGGCGCGAAGCCAGCAAGTCGTCATCTGACCGGACTTGCTATCAGCCTGAGCACAAGCGGGCCCGCCTGGATTGGCGCCAGCTGCTACGACGGCGATCTGTTAACTGTTTATCCATTTACCGCTGAGGAGATTGTTGTTGGCGGTGAATTCTACCCGGCTTCGGCCATCCACTTGATTGATAACCTGCGAGTGAGCGCATGACGACAAAATATTTTGCCACCCTAACTAATCTGGGCGCGGCGCGACTGGCAAACGCGACCGCGCTTGGCACCAAACTTAACATTACGCAAATGGCGGTTGGTGACGCGAACGGCACGCTGCCGACGCCTGAACCGGCTCAAACCGCGCTGATTAATCAGAAGCGTATTGCGGCGATTAACTCGCTCAGCGTTGATGAGAATGATGCGGGGCAGATCATTGCCGAACAAATCATCCCGGAAAACGAGGGCGGTTTCTTTATCCGCGAAATCGGCTTGTTTGATGAAGACGGTATTCTGATTGCCATCGCCAACTGCCCGGAAACCTATAAACCGCTGCTGGCGGAAGGAAGCGGCCGCACGCAGACCATCCGCATGATTCTGGTGGTATCGAGCACATCATCCATCACGCTGAAAATCGACCCATCGGTTGTACTCGCTACACGCAAGTATGTTGATGATAAAGCGATTGAGGTGAAAGGGTATGCCGATGATCTAATGAAAAAGCATCTGGCCGAGGCAAATCCTCATAAACAATACCCATTGATCGCCAATGCACTTAAAGAAATGGCGGACGCCGGGCTGGTGACTGAGGTTCTCAAAAACCTTGGT